AAAAAGGCCGCGCAACCAATATTAAGCTGCGCGACCCAAGCCACTAGAGTAATGCGGATAGGCTCTCATCTATCCACTCTTGTGGTATTACTTTATTAGCAAGCGTAAAGCCCTGCTTCTCAGCAAACATCTTGTATGTAGTAGGGCTTGATTTGTAGATCTTAGTATTCCAGTTCTGAAACACATAACGTAGATCCATATCGGGGTGCTGCTTGTACAATAGACAGGCTTTGGATCTGTCAGATACTGACCAAAACCCTTTGGTTTCCACATAGTAAAAGCCACCAGGTTTCGGTAGTTTAAAATCTGGCGTGTACTTTGCATTGCGTGATGGCCAAACAAACTCGATCTTATCAGACTCAAAAAGCAGAGGCAGCCCAGCGTCTGTGATTTGCTTGCTAGTTGCCTCTTCAAACCCAGATCTGTAACCGTGCTGTATGGCTCGACGACGAGTAGCTGAGTATCTACCTTTATTAGAAGTCATAGTCGATTGTGCTATCCGGATCAGTGAGAGCATCTAGGGAAGCGTGGCCGTTGATTGCTACTTCAGTTTCCGCTGGTGCAACAAAGCCACCTTCGACAGGTGCAAACGCCATGCCGCCACCGTCGCCACCTGATACTGGCTCAACAACCTGGACACTGTTGAGGCTAAGTGAAATACCTTTGTTGCCGTTGCGTTCGTAGCACACTGCAACACCACCTAATTTAAGACGTGAGCCGCCATATAGCTTTGGTAGCTTTTCGTGTGGTATATACTGACCGGCACTGTCGCAGCACTTAGGCTCGAACTTACTCTTGAGTTTAAATATGACCTCGCCAGTTTCTTCATCGGTAAGTATAGGCACTGATACCTTTGCTTTGCTGCCAAACTCTTCTTCACGAAGGTTTTTAATGCTGTCCAATAGCGGCTTGGCCTCTTTGGGGTCACAGATAAGCATACAGCTATAGACACCTTCGGCCGAGTAAGCTGTGTCTCTCTCGTTTAGCCAGGCATACTTTGCTCGGCCAATTGGTGTATGAAATTCAATCTTTGCTTTTGCCATCTTCGTTATTCTCCTTGTTGGTGTTTGTATTATTTTGGTATTTTAAAACGGAAACACCCCAGAACTTGGCTAGTTCCAGGGTGCTTTGAGGGATTTGTTCACCACGTTGACTGTGGTATTCTAGTAACCCCAAGACCTTTTCTCTTGGGTGCAATCTATGGCTCCTTTTTTGTAATCTCTATAGGGTGGACAGAAGGTGCCTAACTGAAGCAATACTCACTTTCTAAAACACCATCTAAGTCCAAATTACCTTTTGGTGGTATAGGTGGTAGTTTCTGTTCTGGGTTTGATAGACGCTGTCTTATGTGCTCTTCAAACTCTGAGTACAGACACTTGTCTTTAAACATATCGACAAATGAGTGACGGATGCAGTGGTACATAGTCCAAGTATCCTGGACTGTTGTAGCAAATGAATCATGTATCAGAAAATAGTCCGAAATGTCATTATTTAGACAAGTGAGAACTGTACTCTGCATGAGACTTGCGTCGAGTGAATGCACATAGTTAGCTGCCACAGCCGCCCTCATTTTACGCTTGTCAATCTGGTATGGACTAGGCTCTCTAGTTGTCACTTGCTTTCGTACAAGTGCTTTTACTGTGCGATCCCACAAGTAGACTTTAGTCTTCTTCTTTGTCCACTTGGTGTACGACATTACCACTGGGAACCCAGAGGGTGTTTGCCAACGTACCGACTTACCTTCGCTAGAGACGGCATCTGTCATCCCTTGTAAGAACTCCATGCCCACCGCTACGGACTTTGTGACGTTCTGCACAGAGTTGTAGTTGATCTCAGCTAGATACCTTGCGTTGGTGCCTTGTTGCCTTCGTGTGCCGAAGTGGTGCTTCATAAGTTCACCTGGATTAGCAATGTTGTACTTTGCAACGGAACGCCGCATGGGTTTCATGATCTGTGTTACCAATTGGTCAGTAAACCCTGCCACAACACTGGAGTATCCAAAAGTCATCACATTAGATTTTACTTGCTTACGGCCAACACCAAAGTCCAACCAAAGACCAGCAGTTGCACAGCCTTCTTTGCGCCTCTGATTAAGAACACTGACAGTCTCTTTAGCAACATCCATATACACGTCCTGGCAGTCAGGCATTGGTATCAAGTTTGTTTTACGTCCGTCCTCAGTGTCTAGTGAGAGAGCTGAGTAGATCTGGGTGCCTGAGTTTGTCGCATCCATACCGACCGGTAGGTAACCAATCCAGGCATCACCTTGCTCGATCATGTCAGCATAGGCCTGACAAGCGGCAAGGTATTGAAACGGCTTGTCTGCGGCTCCCCAATGATCAAATGTACCTTTGTAGTCTTTTGCTACTTGCATGATCATGAAGTGGTTGTTGGACACCCATTGCATACGGTCTTCCAAGCACTTCTTGTCAATGCCATCAAATGCACCAGTGTTTGCCACAGCAACCATAACCCAGCCACGGTTTTCTGCTGTGACTTGCTTACCGTTGGCTAGTGAGAACAATGCTTTTACGTGATCATCGCGGTGGTAGTTGAACGTAGACACTGGGTACATCCTGGATCTCCAACAGAAGTTCCACGGAAGGTAGAACTGCTCGTACTCATTCATCTCATTTGCTGTCTTGATGACAACACGTAAGTTTTCTCTAGACGCATCAGCTTCACGCAGCTTCAAGTGGTGTTCCTTACGTTCTGCAAAGATCTCTTCAATGACATCTGCATCCATTTCCATAAGGTTCTCTGGCACTATAGGTAGCTGTGGATCTACGATAATAGGGAAATCATCAAGCATCCCTTTGTCCAATGTTTTACCACCAGTAACTTCACTTTGTACCCAGGACAATGCATCTAGGACACCTTTGTTTATTTTCAGAGGTGTAGCTTGGATGGCATTTAGTGCTTTTACGTATCCTGGTTCTACATAGTTTACAAAGTGCCTATCAATTGCATCCTTTTGCTCTTTGCAAGCACCGCGTACAAGAGACACAGAACCAGCAAGGGCAGGGTCATAGTAGCAACCAGTGTCAAAAGACGTCCAAGGCCTTGGTGGTACGATCATTGGGCCGTACATAGGCTCTGCCCAAGACGCATCGATCTCTAGGGTCTTCAGCTCTTCTCTAGCTTCATCAGTTAGACCTATGCACCACTTAGTTTTCTTTTTGACCTGGGCTTTGCCGTCTTTGTCCCGAACCACCTCACCTTTAACTTTAACTACAGCCGTAGGGTTTGGGTCTGCATCAAAAACCATGAAGAGGTCAGACGCTTTTAAGACAGCATTGAGTATACAACTGCCTACTTTAGTGCATCTTGGTGCATCCCACTTCTCAGGTTTATAGCCAGCTTTATTTGCTATGATCCTAGCTGTCGTAATTCGATAGCGTTGACTAGTGTGATCTTTTGTGACTTTTGCCTCAATACGTTTAGACAGTTGACGGTCGTAGTTTTTTAGACCCAACGCCCAGTTCTCTAGTTCTACTCTGCGACCAATAGATGTCATAGTCGTAGTTTGAGATGCAAACTTTAGTATACTGTCAAAGCAAATGTTTAACCCAAGATACGCGAGTGTATCTACGTCCACTTCCACCACGTCTTTATAAAAGTCAAACACACGTCCAAGTTTACCACCGCAGTTAAACTTAGCTTCTTCAGCCTCAAAGACCTTTGTAAGTTCTGCGGCTACACTTGGTAGCGCTTTAGTTATAAGTTTGTGGGGTTCGTTTTTTAACGATGTTGACTTTAAAGCGTTAGACCTTTTAGTGAACCTTTGTTCACCGTTATCAATCATCTGTTTCTCTAGTTCGACTTGTTTATTCACAAGTTCTTCATTGTTAGTAACTACTCTGCTCATACTTTTGTTCTCCCTTGTGTACTCTGTAGGGTAGACACAAGGTCAAGAGCCATAGAAACAAGGGGCGGTGCAAAGTGAGGATTACCCCAACTTGAAGCTAATAAACCATTGCCACTGTTGCTCATGTTTACTTGCTGTGATGCTGTGTTTTCAGACCATAAATAAATCCTTTTCACACTCTTCATCTTAAATTCTTTATACGTCATTTTGATATTCTCCCTTTTACTATTATTCTCACTCTGTATAATTTTATAAGTTTGTTATGCTATGGTAGCGATACCATTGGCTCTCATATTTAGATTCGTGTCAATACCCAACTACTTTAGTAAGGTACTGACACTATACTGTGCTTATAAAATAATTATTACTGTTGTGGTTGCTGCTATAAGTACAAAGTCCACCCAAAACTCTAGGGAAGACATGCGGTTCAATAGATCTCTCATAACAAGCTATCCATTGCATCATCAACAACACTTGCATCTTCGTGAATATATCTAGCAGTCGTTGCCAATGAACGGTGACCCATTATCTTAGCTATTATAGCCAAATTATATTTATGTGACGCAAGCGTGGTAGCTGTAGTGTGACGCAAAGCGTGGCCAACAAAGTGTTTGTCTCCTGGTGCAAACCGCCTACGTGCTTCATGCCAAGTTCTGTAAAACTTACTGTGGGTGTAGTATTTAGATGGTTCAAAATCCAAACGCCGCAAGGCCTCATATCCACGTATATTTAATTTTAGACGGCGGTCATCTCCATTTTTAGTATCATAAAGCTGAAGATTATGCTTACCTTTGTCGTCCATGTGGTAGTCTTCTGGTTTGATCTTTCTAATCTCACCCATACGCATCCCTGTTTGTGAAGCTAAAACATGTAAGTCCGCTACCCAACTATTTTGATGCCCTGAGAAGAAGTCCTCAAGTTCCTGTAGTTCAGTCTTAGACATAAAGCGTGGTCTACCTGACTTCACTTTAAACCATTTGATTCGTGGTATGTGATACTGTTCAATAACTCGCATATCGTAAGCATATTTTAACAACGAAGAGATAGCCGCAAAGTAATGATTGACTGTATTTTTGCAGATCCCTGTAGATAACAGGTGGTCACTGAACATGTAGATGTCTTCTGGTACAAAGCTGTCAATGCTCCTAGTACCAAAGTCTGCATAGTCGCAGAAACGCATTACTTTGTTAGTGCTTTCAGTAAGATGTTTACCGTGCCAAACCCGATGTCCATTGCTAGACAAGAAACTCAGCAGCGTATGATTCGTAGCAGTATTTCTCATTGGCTTGCTCCAAACAATCTTACAAAAGTAGCCATCCCCTTGAGAAAAGCTAAAGTTTCTTTTGCAGAACTGCGGGGCATTAACGTAGAAGCACCATTGTTAAGCGTAAGTTGGTAGCCACCATATGCAGAGCAATGGTTTATGCCTAAGTCTCGACCTGTACCAGTAGCTACTTGTGCTGTTAGATCTTTTAATTCAGCCAGTGTAATAATATTAGTCATAGTGTCGTCTCCCTAGTTTTTAAGTTAGGGGCCGATGCATCCGTTGACACTAAGAGCTGGAGGCGAGTACCGGAATCGAACCGGTGTACACGGATTTGCAATCCGCTGCCTACTACTGATGTCACTGGCACATGGCCCGTGGTCAACGGATATACTATTGTGACACCGATGTAAATAGCCGTGACACCGATTGTCGAAAAAACACAGATCGTTATTATGCCGATGTAGACATTGATCTGTGTTTTATCAGTGTTGTTATTCTTCGGCCAACTTCATGGCCTGGTGAAGTGTCTCAGTGTTCCTTCTGCTCCAGCCTCTGCCGAAGTGCTTATAGTCGTCCAGGCCTTCATAGAATGCTTGTCGTACTGTGTAGACGTA